GTTGAGATGCTTTTTGATATACATGCTGTCATTGATGAAAAAAACATATGATGTGTCGTTCTGGATAAGCATACATAGGTAACAACAGTATAAGAATAGTATGTGTGTTTATCAGACCGATAGGTCAGTAGTGCACTTTGGAAACTGAATATACAGCATTCCAGTTACTTTCCACATGGGTGGAGCGCATGGTCTTCTGCCGCCATGACCTGAGCAATCAGTTAGCGATTAACAGAGAGACAAAACGAGCCTGATGGTATGGCTCGTCCGCCAAAAAGTCTATGTGGGATAATGATACTCCTGTCCAAATACAGACATCACATTTCGGTGTGGATTAAGATTTGGGCAGCCTGGCGAGAACCGCGGGGAGGTAAAAGAGCCTGTGACACGATGACCAAGCGTGGGCTGGAATGTTCCCGGAGAATTAGGGGCGTTGAGAACAAATGTGATTCAATATGAAATGAAATTACACTGTTTAACAGTGAAAACTATGCAGCGGAAGTGGTTGTCCGTTTCCGCTGTATCATTTTGCTGTTAAAAATCAGTATAAGATAACCAAATTATGGTAATAATGAAGATAAGGTGGTGAAGGTTTATGCAAGAATCCCTAGTAGACATTCGTGATGTGTTGGATGCTGTGGAAGCGGAACACAATGAGACACCAGAAGATAAAATTATCTCGTTTATGCAGAAAGTGAAAAATCCTTATGAGTATAAGGTGGGTTCTGTTACTGTAAGAACATCCTTCACTGATGGCATGACAATAGATGATTGTTTCGCTAATTATTTAGCAACTCTGTAAATCGTTGGATAATATTGGCAAGACTATTTTGAAGAAAGAACTGGATTTTTAGCGGTGACGATGGTATTATTGAATCGGACAAAATCAGCGGAACTCCGGTTCTTTTTCGGCTCTTTCTTGACCGAACATAGAATAGGAGTGGTGTGATTATGAATAGTGAACGAATTTATCGAGCCGCCATCTATGTTAGGTTATCTAAGGAAGATGGAGACTCTTTTTCTTTTGGCAAAAACGAAAGTGACAGTATTACTAATCAGAAATTGTTAATTCAGAACCATCTTTCAAAAATGCCTGACATAGAAGTGGTTGCAACATTTGAAGATGATGGATATACAGGTACAAACTTTAACCGTCCGGGCTTTCAAAAGCTTGTTGAAGCGATAAAACAGAAGATGGTTGACTGTGTAGTTGTTAAAGACTTTTCCCGATTGGGGCGTGAATACCTGGAGGCTGGTAATTATATCGAAAAGGTATTTCCGGCACTTGGAGTGCGATTTATTTCTATCAATGATGACTATGATAGCTTGCACCCAAAGGGACAAACTGATGGTTTGGTGGTTCCTTTCAAGAACTTGCTCAATGAACAGTACAGTAGAGATACTTCAGGCAAAATTCGTTCAGCACTTTCGGTAAAACGGCAACAGGGCTTGTTCGTTGGGAATTTTTCTGTTTTTGGATATAAGAGAGATTCAGAAAATAAAAATCATTTGGTTATAGATGAATATGCTGCCATTATCGTGCAGGATATATTTAAGATGAAGCTAGAGGGATTGAGTTATACAGCTATTGCAAAACGACTTACGGAACGCAAAGTTCCAACACCTTCTGATTATAAGCGTGAAAATGGTTCAAAATATCATACCGGCTTTAAGGTTGCAGTATATTCCGCATGGTCAGCAGTCGCAGTGAAACGCATACTTACCAACGAAGTCTACTGTGGACACATGATTCAGGGTAAACGAAGGAATATCAGTTACAAGGTTAAGACGCAAGAATATTTGGACAGTGAGCAATGGGAACGCATAGAGAATACCCATGAGGCTATTATTTCAGCAGTTACCTTCAATGAGGTGCAGAGGTTACTTTGTGAAGATACCAGGGTTGGTGAGCATGACTGTATTTATCCACTTGCCGGTAAGGTATACTGCGCTGAATGCGGAGGTGCAATGGTACGAAAGATGGTTCCATGCAATGGTAAAAAGTACTTTTATTATGTATGTGGAAACAATAAACAAAACAGTACACATTGTTCACCTCATTCTATTCGTGCTGAAAAATTGGAAGAAGCAGTACTTACTTCCTTACAAATACAGGTAGGCATTGTGCTTGATATGGATAAAGCTATGGACGGTATTGACCATTTAGCCTGGGAGCAACGAGAGGTGAAAAAATTACAGAGTCAGTTGGAAGCCCTGGACGCTGAGATTCAGCAACATCAGGAAATGAGATTGTCTGTTTATGAAGACCTTAAAAATGGTTTGATTGATAAATCAGAATATGAAAATTTGCGCAGAGGTTTTTCTTCTCGCATAGAGGAGGCAAAAAAAGCAAAACAGGAGTTGCGTGGAGAACAAAATACTCTACTTTGCGGACTGAATGACCAGCAGGAGTTCTTAAAAAGCTTTCGGGAATTTGCAAATATACAGGTGCTTGAGCGAAATATGGTTGTAGCATTGATTGATAGAGTTGAAGTGTTGGATGGCAGCAATATCAATGTGGATTTTCGATATGAAGACAGATTTGCATCTATTGAAGAATTCCTAGGTCTTCAGCAGAAAAAAGATAAACTGCATGTTCTTAAAAGGAGGGAGGCGTAAGCATGGCTAGAGTTAGTAAAAAGAATAATGCCTATACAACAGCCTCAACTGTTAAAAAAAAGGAACAGTCAGTACAGATATATAGGACAGCATTGTATGCCAGATTATCTGTTGAAGATAACGGAAAAGGTGCAGATTCTTTGGAAGCACAGCTCCAGTTTCTTCACAATTATATTGAGGGAAAACCACAGTTTGATTTTTGCGGAGAGTTTACGGATAACGGTTTCACCGGTACAAACTACAATAGACCAGGGTTTCAGGAATTGATTGAAAGGGTTCGTGTGGGTGAAATTGATTGTGTCATTGTAAAAGACTTATCCCGCCTTGGACGAAATTATATTGATACCGGTAACTTCATTGAAAAGATTTGTCCTATGCTTAATCTTCGTTTGATTGCAATTAACGATGGTTATGACACAGCTTTCAAAAGTTCTTCTGCAGATATGTCTATGTCTGTTATGAATATTGCAAATGATATGTATGCAAAGGATATTTCTCGCAAGGTTTGTTCAGCTTTGCAAGGCAAGATTGAACGAGGTGAGTATATAGGAAACTATGCTCCTTATGGATATATGAAAGACCCACTAGATAAGAATCATCTGATTCCGGACCCGGTACTTGTGCCAGTGGTCAATCGTATATTTGAGATGAGAGCTTCAGGTATGGGAATTGGTAGTATTGCTACGATTTTAAATCAGGAGGATGTCCCTTCTCCGGGTCGTTATCGGTATGAAAACGGAATTATTACTAATAACAATAAGAAAGGCACAGGACTTCTCTGGAATCGACATGTGCTTACAGATTTATTAAAGAATGTAGTCTATATAGGCAATTTGGCACAGGCTAGGTGTAGGTCAGCTTTGTATAAGGGTATTCCGTTTCATTTCACTAATGAGGATGAATGGATTCTAGTGGAAAATACACATGAGGGCATTGTTCCAAAGGAAATTTTTGAAAAGGTTCAGATGGTGAATCAGCGTAATTCGGAGGCACATAAAGGTAATGCCGGTAAGTACAGCTATCTTCCAAAGGCTGTAAATATTTATGGGAAAAGGCTTATATGTGCGGACTGTGGTGCAGTTATCAAGCTGTGTCGTTCTATTAGTACAAAAAAAGACAAGGCATATTTTACCTTCAAATGTCCTACATTCGTGGAACATCGGGAAAGAGGGTGTTCTGATAAGTCTATATCTCAGTCAGAGATGGACGAGGCTGTGCTTGCTACGATTCAGATACACATTAAGCTATTTATAAAGCACAAAGAAGTTATTGTTAAGCTACAAGCCAAAGAGCAGAGGGAGAGTAAGCGATATAATATAGAAAAAGATATAAGGGATTTGGAGAAGAAAATTCAGCAGAGAGAATCATTACGAACTGGTCTTTATATGGATTTGAAGGAAGGATTGATTGATGAAGAAGAATATCAGTTTTCAAAAGTTACCTACTCTAAGGAAATTAGTGAACTACAGCAACATCTAGTGGAGTTGAAAGCACAGATTGACGAGGAAACAACTTCAATGGACAGATATTCTCATTGGATTTATTTGATTGATAAGTACAGAAACATTCAGGAATTGAACAAGGAAGTTGTGGAGGCTTTTGTTCAAAATATTAAACTGTATGAGAATAAGCGAATAGATATTACTCTTAATTATATGGACGAGTTCAAGGCAGCGAAGGACATTTACAAGAAACGAAGAAGGGAGGTTGCGTGATGGAGCAGCATATTGGCATATACCTCAGAGTCTCGTTAGAAGATTTTGACTTAAAGAAAAATACACACAAAGATGAGAGTAATAGCATTTTTGGACAGCGTACTTTGGTCAAGAAATACATTCTTGCGGATGACAGCCTCAAAAATCTACCCTTTACAGAGTTTGTTGACGATGGATTTACCGGCACTAATTTTGAACGCCCTGCTTTTCAAAAAATGTTAGAGCTGATAAAAAGCGGACAAATTTCCTGTGTGATTGTGAAGGACCTTTCTCGTTTTGGGCGTAACTATTTGGAGGTTGGAGATTATTTAGAGCATCTTTTCCCTTTCTTAGGAATAAGATTTATTGCTGTTAATGACAATTATGACAGTGAGGATTATATTGGAACAAATGTGGGAATTGATATTGCATTCAAGAATATCCTACATGACTATTATAGTAGGGACCTGTCTATCAAGGTGCGCTCTGCTCAGCGAAGCAGAATGAAGACCGGAAAGTATGTAAATGTTCCACCATACGGTTATCAGAGGGACCCAAAGGATAAACATCACCTGATTATCAATCCTGAAACTGCTCCTGTTGTAAGAATGATTTTTGAGATGATTATTGCCGGGAAAAGTACCTCGGAGGTGGCGG